AGGCCAACCCCGACATGAGCGGATTGGATTGAGCCAGAACTTGTCATTATGCGGACCCGGATAGCGCAGCCGCCGCCGGATAACGCCGCGCGAAACCCACGCCACGCGGCCGCGAGACGGCAGAGGCCGGCGCTATCCGGACCGGGATAAGACGGCATCAGCGGTCACGCAGACCGCTGGCGGGTCGTGCGTTTCGATGCAGACTCGTCCCGCGTCAAGCGGTCGAGCGTGACGCCTAGGGCGTCGGCGATGGCGCGGGCTGTGGACACCCGCGGGTCTTTCAGTTGGTAGATGCACTGGGGCGTGATGCCAGCGGCAGCAGCCAAGTCGTCGATGTGCATCCCGCGACGTTTTGCCATCGACTGCACCCGCAGAAACAGTGCCGACGGCTCCCGTGTCCGGGGCCGTCCGCCAGGGTGTCTCTCCGCGACCGTTGCCATGGTGCCGGCCCCCCGATCCGTGGAGTTCCTGGGCTTTTCCGGGTTTCCGACGGTTGCAATCCCCCGGACAGGATTGCAACGTTTGAAAGTGGCGGGGACAGGAGCGAACCATTCCACGACCAACGGTGCGGCGGCCAATCCGCACCAACGGAAAAACCGGACGACCGACCACGGAGGGGACTCACCGCACGGAAGCGTGACCTATACCCACAGAGGAGGCACGCACCATGACGCTCGACACCTTTCTGACGACGGTTTACGTTCCCCTTCGGCTCCGCGGCCGCTCACCTGAGTCGGTCCGCCTTCTACGGCATGCCGTCACACAGTTCGGCCGATGGCTAGGCCGGCCGGCCGTGCTCGACGACCTGGACGACCTCGTCGTCAGTCAGTGGCTCACGGCGATGGCCGCGAAGAAAAGCCCCAACTCGGTCGCCCGCGAGCGGTCCGGGATTCTGGCGCTGTGGAATTTGGCGCAGGGCCGTGGCCTTGTGCGGCTGCGGCCGACCGTGGCGCTTGAGCTTGTGCCGCAGGGCACGCCGCGGGCCTTTACGGCCGATGAGCTTGCCCGCCTAGCCGCGGCCGCGCGGCTCGCGTCCGGGTGGGTTGGCCCGGTTCCGGCTCGGGTGTTTTTTCCCGCTCTGGTGGCCGTTGGGCTGGAAACCGGGGAGCGGATTTCCGCCATCCTCAACACTCCGCGTCATTGCTGGCAGCGGCCCACGCTCGTGGTGCCGGCCGGCGTTCGCAAAGGGGGTCGGCAGGAACGGGTTTACGAACTGTCGCCGGAGGCATGCGACCTCGTGGATGCCGTGTCGTGCCACAACGGCCCGACGGTGTTTTGGTGGGCGGCCAGCGGCACGGCCCTCCGCAAACGCTGGAAGACGATCACGCGGCGGGCTGGGCTTGGGGACGGTCGCGACGTCCAGTTTCACGCCTTGCGGCGTTCCACGGCCAGCCACTTGGCCGCGGCCGGCTTTGATGCGACGTCGTACCTGGGCCACTCCACCGATCGGATCACTCGCCGTAGCTATCTCGACCCTCGCGTGGTCGATTCCCGCCGGCCAAAGGCGTGGCAATCGCTTCCCCGCGTCTTCCGGCCCGATGAGCCGGAACCACCGGCACGGTCGGCATAGGCGGCCGTTCGTGCCGATAGCGTCCCCGGACGTAGCCGTTTGGCGAATCCCGTCTTGCCCATAGACTGCCCCCCCTGGGTGCGGTAGGCTTTACTGGCGGCCGTATTAGTTGCACCACGAAATGCGGAGAACAGCATGGCGGGAAGAATTCGCGGGCACGTTACGATCGAGAAGACCGGCAAGGGCCTGAAGTTTCAGAGCATTCTGGCGTGGTTGACGCTGCTTTTTGGGGTGGGGTTGTGCGTGGCCGGTTACTCGGAGCGTGCGGACGGCGGCATTACTGAAACGGCGGTGAATGGGTATTACACGATCGGCGCTGCGGGCGCGTGGATGCTGTGTCTTCGCATGTTGCGGTGGTGGCACCACGATTGAAGTGCCCCGAGGAACTGGCGATCATCCCACGACCCGCAGCCCGGCCGGTAGGTAGCACGCCCGCGTGATCGCTTCCGCGAATGCTGGCGACGGCCGCATGGCTTCGTCGACCGACAAGAGACGGTCGCCCGGAACGTGGGTCAGCGGCTCAGCCGACGAATACGGCGAGCGTTCGTACCAGCGGCGCGTGCGCATGACGACACCGTAGAGGCCCAGGTACACGTTCGCGGCCCTCGTGTACCACCAGCGTTCTAGCGGCAGTTCCGGGGTTCGCGAGAGCGTTTCCAGGGCCATCGTTTCACACTCCCGCTCCATGGCCAGCACGAGGCCAACGGCCGCCCGCAGTTGGTCGGGCGTCATCTCGACGACACCGGCGAGCCATGCGTCAAACGCCTGTTGCGGGCACGCTTGCCCCGCGAGTTTGGCCGTCCATGCGGCGGTGGCGGCCTGAGACTGGCGGAAGTGCATGTATTCATGCAGGAACACCGACAGCCAGATGGCGGTGTCGCCGCCTGTTGCGACGACGAATTCGCCCTGGTTCTCGTCGAAGTAGCCGCCGACCGGGGAGCCGTGGCAGTCGGCTTGTGTGGAGTCCACGAGTTGCACGGTGATTTCGGCCTCTTCCAGTTCCGCAATAACCGATTCGATCCAGGCGCACGTTTCCGGCGGCAGGTCGCGGACGGCGGACATGGCGTCACCTCGTGGCAGCGATGTAGAGACCGATATTCGCGAACGCGTAGATCAGGCCCGTCAGCGCGATCAGCCAGCCCGACATAGGGATTTCTCCTGGTAGGCCGCCCACGCCGCTTCGATGCGGTGCCGCAGCTGTTCGGGCGTGCCGTCGTTGACGAGGACGCGGTCGCAGTGCTCGCGGACGAGCGTCCGGTCGCTCGTGTGCGGCCCGGTGACGGTCCCCGGCCGCTCGATCCACCAGACTTCCCCGCCGTTGTCGCGGACGGTCGCCAGTTCGTTGAGAAACCGGGTGCCGCAAATGGCGAAGCGGGTGCGGCCCGTTCCGGTGGCGATTCTGGCCACGCGGGCCGCGGTCAGTCGGACCCAAAGGTCGGGGTGCACCATGTCCCGGCCCCATTCGGTGCCGAGGGTGCGGGCCAAATGCCGTGAAACGATGTCCAGACCGGACACCGTGACGGGCCGCTCCCGGTTGGTGCGGTCGCGGAGGATGTCTTCGGGTACGTCCAGCATGGCCGCGAGCCCGCGGTAGATGGGGTCGGCCCACTGGATCGCGACGGCCCCCGGCACCATGGCGGCGGCCACGCTCTTGCCGCTGCCGATGTTTCCGGCCAGCCCGATTATGTGCAGCCCGGCAAGTTCATCGCACCGCATCGGTTGTCTCCGTCAGCGTGTCGAGCCATGCCATGAGGTCGGCGAAGGATGTGAACACCGGTTTCCCGAGCCGCTGGAACAGACGGACTTCGGCATCGGCGCCATCGGATGCTTGCTGCCGGTATCCGGTTTGCTCGTCGGTCGCGGCGAGTCTCAGGCACACGTCGCACCGTCCGATCAGTTCGTTGTCGTATTCCACCCAGTCGCGGTACGGCCGTGGGTTGTGCAGGTGCTGAAAGTGTGACCACAGCGGGGCGATCGGAACCACCCCAATATCCAACAGGGCGTCCCACATGCGCAGTTGAAACCGCGTGTTTATGGCTTGGTCGCCCTGGGTGTAGGGACTGGCGATGTAGACCCACGGGCGTCGGATGGAGCCGGCGGCGCTCACGGTCGCACCTTTGCGCGGAGGTCGCGGTCGCACCACACCGGCATGGCGCGGGTGCATTCCAGGCGCTCGCCGTCCACGATGACGAGCGATTGGCATGGGGCCTCTGCTTCGGCGCGGATGCGCAGGGCGAATGCGTTCATGCCCACTAGGCTCCCGTTGCTCACGTACCGGCCGCGGAGCCATCCCCATTGGTGCCAGTGTCCGAACAGGTCCAGGTCCGCCCGCCGCGAGCGGTTCCATGCGGCGATGGCCTTGTTGGCCGGGATGGTAATCCCGCCGATGCCGCCCTGATACCGGCCGATCGAATGCCCGTGGTGATAGCGGACCGTGAAGCCGTCGAGGTCGAGGTAGCCCAGGTATCCCTCGGCGATTTCCCAGCGGACGTTCCGGCGGGTTTCGTGCTCCCGCATGATGAGGTACGCGTTTTGCTCGAAACTGTGCTGGTGCTCGGTGGCCATCCGCGGCTTGCCGTGATTGGAACGGCCGTGGTTGCCCGGTTGGGTGACGACGACCACCTCCCGGGCCATGTCCGCCGCCATGTCGATCAGCCCGCGGATCCGGGCGGCGGCCCAGCGCATGGCGTCCATCGGCGGCAGGGCCGTCGTTTCGGCGAGTTCCTCGTGGATGTGCCCGGAAATGAAGTCCCCCAGGCATGCCAGCACGATCCTGTCGATTTTGACCAGCCGGCGCTCGTGCTCGATCAGCGTGGCGAGCCGCTCGGCGAGTTCGGCGATTCGCTTGTCGGCCGTGGCGAGGTCGAACCGGTTGGCGCCGCTGGTCTGCTCGAACGTGACCGTTTCCTCGACGTGCCAGTCGGACAGGACGGCAATGGCGGTGGCCGTCGTGCGACGCCGGGCGGCCGGGGCTTTTCCGAACCGTTTGCAGGGCAGGTGTTTCAGCCCGGCAAGCGACGCGGTGCGCGTTTTCTCGGCGTCCAGCGCCGCGAGGGCGGCCTTGTAGCGGCCGCGCAGGCTGGCGTTTTCTGCTCGCAAGCGGGCCAGTTCGGCGTCGGCCTGCAGCCGGTCGTCGGCCGCGAGTGCCGCAACGGTAGTGGTCACGCTCTGTTTTGCTTGGCGCGTAGCCATCGGCACACCGTGTCGAAAGTGGGGAGGGCGTCCACGCCACGCAATCGCGCGACCTCGATGACCGCACGGGCGTAGGCGGCTTGGCGGATGATGCTGGGGTTCCAGTCCTCGCGGGCTTGCTCGAATTCGGCTTTGAGGTCAGGCGGGAGCCGGTCGAGCCAGGACTGGTAGCCGAATTTGGTGGGATGAACGGCGGCCGCGACCATCTGCGTTACGGTCAGTTGTTTTGGCATGCGAACCTCCAGGGCCAGCGTCGTGCGACGTCGCGCGGTGTGTAAAGGTCAGTTTTTTGTGCGTGCGTGGGGCGCGGCGGATGTCGGTGGGCGCGGTGTCCTTCGGGCGCTGGCGATTGCGCGCGTGACCACCAGACGGCCAGCGGCGTCCACAAACAGCAGGTTGCGTTTCGTCGCCTCCTCGCGGAGCCATCCGACGATCAGGTCGATGTTGGCCTCGCACCAGCCAGGGGACGCCTTCTCCATGCGGTCCATCTCTGCCGCGCGGGCGTTGCACTTGCAGCCGGGCTCGGCCTTGATGCCGATGCGGCTGAGGAGCCGCTTGAGTTCCGTCCCCGGGCCGTACCCGAGCGGCCTTGGCTTCCGCTGCACCGTGATGATGATGCGGCCGTCAGACTCGGTGTCGTCGCCGAGCACCTGCCGCACAGCGGCCAATACCCGGTCGTCGTCGGGCTGACCGCGGAACGTGACGACGGCGGTGCCTGCCATCAGCATTTCCCCCCGCTGGCGCCGGCGTCGCAACAGTCTTGCGGCATCAGTTGCCGATCGCCGCCGTCAATCTCGTGCCGCACCTGCTTCCACTGGTTGCCGGTGCAGTTGGCGTTGTTCCAGTCGGCAATGCAGTCCGCCTCGCTGTCATAGCCGTAGGCCGCTTCCCACAAGTCGCCGGTGTCAGCATCCACGCCGATAATCGGACTTAGCACGCACGGGCAGACGTAAACGATCGCCTTCCACTCCGTGACCACGTCGTCGCTGCCGCACTTGTCGGTGCGAGTCACAGTGATCGTGACCATCTTGCAATTCTGCGGCGGGCAGAGCCCAAGGGGGTCAGAAGTGATCCCCGTGTACGGGTCTGCTTGCAACGGGCACGCCGGGTCTTGCGGCCCGGATTCTTGATGAGTGAACTCCCAGTCCACGGTCTTGGCGTAAAACCGCTTATCGTCGGTTGCCGGGTCGCAGTCGTATTCGTATGCCGGCGGGCTGGCGCACGAACCGCAGTCGTCTGCTTCCTGCCACGGCAGGGCTGGCAAGTCGTTGCGAGTGCCGCGGACAAACAGCGCGTCGGCAATCGGGTCGCCAGTGCTTTGGCCTGACCGAAAGACGAGCTTGTGAATATCCGGCGTGCCGGCCCCGGTGAACTGCGGAGTGCCGGCGTAATGCGTCAGGCCGTCGCCAGTGAAGTCAGGCGGGTTCGCCCCGTCTGGGCAGAGCTCCTCGAGCATCGCCGGTGTGGCTGGCTCGCCGTCGATCAGCGGAGCAGGCCAGCCGAACCCAGTTTCTGGGTTGTACCAC